CGTCGGGGCCAGCGTCGGGGCCAGCGTCAGGGACAGCGAAATTCTCTCCAAAGGTTGGAGCTTATTTTATTGGGAGAATTTCGCTAATTGCTACAGCGCATATTATCAGTTTTTCCGCAGGGAACTCGGTCTTACAAAACAAACAGAAAACTGGCTTCCCCACAGCTATCTTGAACTGGATGTTATGGGCGCTATCTGGATGAAGGATATCGCAATAGTAGTAGAAAAGCCCACAGAAATACACGTAATTAACGTTCAGGGCAGAAACAAAATTAACCAGCGACTCCACAACACCAAAGACATGGCGATAAAATTCGGGGACGGCTGGGGTATATATGTGCTGAACGGCGTTCGCTGTGAAGAATGGCTTGTCAAGACGCCTGCAGAAAAACTGAAGGCAGAAGAGTTCGCTAAGATTGAGAACGTGGAAATACGCCGGGAATTTGTCAGAAAAATAGGCATTGAAAGGTTGATACAAAAACTCGGCGCAAAGGTGCTTGACAAGCAGGGAACCTACGAACTGCTTGAAATGGATTTGAAGTTATCAGAACCGGCTCGGGCGTTGAAAATGAAAAACCCTTCAATTGGCGTGTGGCACGTTGAATTCGTGCCGCCTGAAATAAAGAGCGTGCAGGAAGCCATAAACTGGCGCGCTCAGGAAGTTTTAGAATCTGGCGACTGGGAACCCGGTCAGCTTACATAGGAGGATTTATGAAAAAGAAAGCGTTCCAGCAGGGAGATGTTTTATTCAAAAGGGTTGAGACGGTAAAAGGCAAGGAAGTAAAACCTGACTTGAGGGGCTACGTGTTCGTCGAGGGAGAAACAACAGGACATTACCACGCTGTCAAAGACACAGCCGCGGTAAAGGTCTACGAAGAAAACGGAGTGAGGTACGTTCGGGTTTTAAAAGATTCTGCGACGGTTGAACACCAGGAACATGGAGCGGTGACTCTTCCAAAAGGGGACTTCAAAATCGGCATAGTCAAGGAATACGATCCGTTTGAAAAAGATATCAGACGGGTGCAGGACTAAGAATGAGATACAAAACCGTTTCCCGCGAGGTCTTCATCATTTACTTCGCGATAAAGGACTTCGCGGGAGACGTGCAGGAAGCGCGGAAAGCGGTGCTTGAAATTGAAGTGGAGATCGGCTTGTGTGATTTTGCAATACCGGCAGACGTTGCTCTTTAAAACCGCCGAAAGGCAAAAAGGAGAAGAGGAAAATGAAAAAGAAAGCGAAGAAGTCGCAGACCAAGAAACCGTACGTGATTGTCAGGACGTACAGCGCGGGAGTTTTTGCGGGGTACTTGACATCAAAGAAAGGGCAGGAAGTTGAATTGACCACGGCACGCAGGCTGTGGTACTAGAAAGGGGCGGCCTCGCTGAGCCAGCTCGCGCAGTCTGGAACATCATGCCCGAATGAATGCAAGTTCCCTGAACCCGTATCCAGGGTAACGCTTCTTCAGGCGATTGAGCTTCTCGACGTGACGCCCGAAGCTCAGAAAAGCATAGAGGCTGTTCCGGTATGGAAAGCGTAGCGTCAGCTACGCTTTCCGGGTCCGGGTCCGGGTCCGGGTCCGGAAGAGGTTAAGGGCAATACGATGTGTAATAAGCATTATGTTTTTGCTCTTTAACAGACAAATAGGCGTGAGGAATAGCTCAAAAACAGAGCGGCGAGCCATAGCGCATCCGACCTGGTGCGCTCAACCCGCAGGGGCCGAGCAAGCTGGTCAATCGGCGGAGCAAGCCCCGGTTCAAATCCGGCGACCTCACGCCTACGAAACACAGGCGGCACGTGGCGGAATAAGACGCAATTTACCCCGCAACAAGCGTGAGCGGCGGTAAAGAAAAGACCCTGTTTCCAAGAAGCGCAAGCATGGAGATAGAGGGGCGGTGAATGATATGCCGTTAAGCGGAGACCAGATAAGTCCTTGTTGTAGCGACAAGGCAGGCCGTTAACGATAAATTTCCGTTAAGTCATTCGTGCAAGGTGAAATTCCTTGCCGTGCCGCTTTAAGCATGGCATCCCAAAACGCGGATGCAGCAGGCCTTCGGACAAGCAGGGCTCAGGTAGAAGGCAGGAGCAGGCGGCTTCGCCGGGTTGAGTAAGCCGCAGGAAGCTCACGGCAACACGCAAACCCGGCATTGGACTTATAAAAAAATACCAGGAGGTTTTGAATGACGCGGACAAAACAGAAATACGGGAAAAAGGAAAAGAAGATACTCATCAGGGTGAACCCGAGGGAAAAAGACGCGGCCGAAAGGTTGAGCTCGCTGGCCGGAATGAACACATCCGAATTTTTCCGCTCGCTTATGCGCGACTACGAGGCAGGCAAGCGGCTCGATAAAATCTATGAGGCTATCGAAACAAAGCTCGGGATAAAGGCATAAGCCCATGACGATAAGCACGCCGCCGGCGGTGACAATGGAATTCAATGTCACAGAGGACGAAAAGTTTGAACAGTGGATTATCCGCGTTCAGCCGCGGCTCCGGTATCTGGCCACGATCGTCGGCAGAAAGAGCCGCACGGAAGCGGAGCAGGGCCGGCAGGAGGACCTTATCGCGCACCTGGATAATCTGCTCGAGGACTTCTCCGACATCGCCCTCGAGGTCAAGGAAATGCAGACACGGGCAAAGGAATATTATCAGGACTGGCTCGCAGATGAAACAAAGATACAGCTTGACAGCGTGCTCAAGCCGCCGGCTAAGAAGACAGCTCAGGACTTTGCCAAAAACATGAACAGCTCCCAGCGCCGGATCATGGACCGCATAGACGCGCTGGCGGCAACGATCGATTACCGTTCAATAGTCAGCCAGTCGATACTTAAGAGCATGAAACCATGAGAAAAGGCGCAGCTCCGGCCGGGGAAATAAAGGGTCTCACTAACCCCCACCCGCTCCGGCCGGGCTCGCCTCTGAATGGAGGCTTGATATGAACGAAAACCCGTTTACAGAAAAAGACAAGCCGCGCCTTAACACACAGCGCGAGGACGTGCGCCGGCTCATGCTTGACGGTGAGTTCCGCACGCTGGCCGAGATAGAGGCGGCAACCGGGCACCCGCAGGCGAGTATTAGCGCGAGGCTCCGCGATCTGCGCAGGCCTGAATACGGCGGCTACACAGTCAACAGGATACACAAGGCCGAGGCTTGCGGCACATGGTACTACCAGGTCATTGAGCCGGGCTTTCTTTTTTCGACAAAACCACACGCTGAAATAACAGCGCACGTATAAAAGCGAGGACTAAAAAACCAATGGATTGGATAAAACACATGACAAAACGAAACGGGCTGCCTTACGGGTTGATCAAGGAATTCGGCGGAGACGGGTACATGGTATATTTTAAGACCCTCGAACTGCTCGCGGAAGGAAATTACTTCTTTGAGCCCATGATCGAGGATATAGACTTCTTTGAGCATGAAATGGTATGTGTTAAGAAAGAGAAGCTGATAAAAATTTACCAATGGCTTGGTGATAATAATAAAATCGAATTTAAAGAAACAGCCAATAAAATAAGCATATTCTATCCAAAGCTTGAAAAGCTTAACCCTGAATATGCGCGTAAACACGCCGACATTGTGGACGCTGGACGGAAGACGGACGGAAGACGGACGGAAGACGGACGGAAGACGGACGGAAGACGGACGGAAGACGGACGGAAGACGGACGGAGTAGAAGTAATAGAAGTAAAAGAAGTAAAGGAAGTAAGAAAGAAGACACCCCCGTCCGCTGATGCGGACCCCAAATCCACTAACCCGGTCAAACTTTTTATGGATGAATTTAAAAACGCGAAAAAGGTTGACTATATTCCGGGTAATAAGGACCAGGATGTCGGCCTGTTGTGCGGGGATTTTAAAAAACTGGGAGAAGAATCATTCCGCGTTTGTTTAAAAGAACACTTTTCCAGCGAGGATAAATTCGTAAAAGACCGCGGTTATGATGTCGTGTCATTCCATTCAAAAATAAATGCCTACCGGCAGCATTCATCGCCGCAGGTTAAAAAACCCGCCTACAAGGGAAAGGAGCTCTAATGGAATTTACGTCCGGCACAGAAGAGTTTAAAAAACAAATACAGGCAGTAAATGAAAGAATCGCAAAATCAGGCGCGATGAAACCCCGGCCGCAGGATCCGTTCAAAGAGGAAGACTGGCAGTATTTTGATTATCTCACGGAATGCGGTTTTGACCCGAACGAGTTCATGACCGCTTCTGCGCTGGGGCGCGTAGACGCGCAGAGAAAAGCCGTAGAGGAAAAGCGCAAGGCCGTCGCCGCCGCGCAGGCCCTTGCCGAGCTCGAGTGCAAGCTTAGGTTTGCGAACGTGTCTGAGATGCACAAGGGGTGTACCTTTGAAAATTACAAAATCAGCACCGATAAGCAACGTAAGTTTGTTGAGGTACTGAGGACCGATAAAAAAACATGGTTTAAGTTCCTCGGGAATACCGGCACTGGAAAGAATCATCTGGCTGCCGCCATGATCCGGCAGCGGATATCCGAAGGCAAGACAGCCGAGATATGGCGGGCAAAGAGGCTCATGGACAATCTACTCGGCGAAACGCTGGACGAGAAGAAGCGCGTGCTCCGGAGGCTCGAGAGTTTGGACCTGCTCATCCTGGACGAGATGGGCCGGTGTTCGGAAAAGAAGTTTTTCAAAGACACGTTTTTTGACCTGCTGGTTGAACGGCACGAATCACTGAGACAGACGGTTTTCATATCAAATTTGAGCGAGGATGACCTGCTTGCGCTGTTTGAGGACGCGCCCTATAACTCATTACAGCGGAAGCTCGAATATACAACAAATCTGCATTTTGACTGGCCCGCCTTCGGTCATGAGAACGATCTGCCGGGCATTGAAGCGGAGGCTAAAAAATGATGAAAACTATATCGTTTATTTATTACGGGGAGCCGGTCGCGAAAGGCCGTCCGAAGTTTTTCAGGAAAGGTAATTTTGTCGGCACGTACACGCCGAAGAAGACCGCCGAGGCTGAGGAGGATTTTAAGACGCAGGCCCTTAATCACAGGCCGAAGACGCTCATCACCGGTGAGATATCGCTCGAGGTCGGTTTTTACCGCGGGTTGAAAAAGAGCATGTCAAAGCGGGCCAAGACAGACGCGCTCGACGGCCGCTTAAATCCGGTATCGCGGCCGGACATTGACAACTACGTCAAGCTTGTATGCGACGCGATGAACGGGCTGTTCTGGAAAGACGACGCGCAGATAATCAATTTGACAATGAAAAAGAGATACAGCGAAACACCGAGGATAGAAGTGATTTTAAACTACGAGGAAGGAGGTACAACCACATGAACAAAAAGAACACGGGGGGGGGGGCAGCTTAAACTTCCCTCAATGCCGTCTCTTGACGGCAAACTGCAGCTCGTAACGGACACGATAGTTGCGCTGCCGGTCACGATCAAGAACGTGCACGTGAACAAGCTGGACGACGGGAAGTTTAGGGCGATACTCGGAGACATCCAGTACACGGCGAAGAACGCGGACGACGCGATGAAGGGCTGGAAGTCGGCTTACAAGAAGTCGATAGTCGCGAAACGGACAAAGAAAAAGAAAGCGGAAAAGGCGGGCGACAGAGCCGCCAAGGAAAACGCGGCGAAGGAAGCAGCCGCTGTAACAAAATAACAGGAGGCATCAATGAAAAAGTTTTTAGTAGTGCTGGCGGCGGTAATGCTGCTGGTGTCAACGGTAAGCGCGGCGTTTGCGGGGTACGCGGATTATTACTCGGCAAAAGCGGCGGCGAAGACGGCCATGGCACAGGGCGACACGGACAAGGCGGCTGAGATGTACCTGTCGGCATACAACGAAGCGGCGGTCCTCGCGGCCATGCCGGGCATGAAGCTGCCGTGGAAACTGTACGCCGAGTGGCAAGTCAATAATGCGGCGTTTGTTTATATCGACAGTTTCAAAAAAGAGACGAACTGGGAAGCCGACATGGAAGCGTTGAAGGCGATACCGAACGGGCCGGACAGGCTGAAAGCCGCGAATATGCTTTACGACAAGGCACGGATACACATTGCGAAAATCGAGACGGCAAAACAGATACTTAAAAGCCGCGAAATCACCAAGGCCGAGGTTCTCGCGAAAGCCAAGAGCAACCTCGAGTTTTGCGATTGGATACTCGAGGCCGTGAAATGAGATACATGGCTGATAATCGCGTTATCGGCCCGGCTGCCACGGTGCTATGCGTGGCGGCTGCAATTATATTTTTGGTTTACATGCTTTTTCCGCTGCCGAAGCCGGACGCGAGGCCCGGCATAGTGGACTACACGGCGGACGTGTGCGCTGAGCTGGGCGTTCCGCCCGCGCTGGCAATATCGTTGTTCACGGTCGAAAGCTCTTTGCTTGAAAAGCACATGGCGTTTAAAAAGTGGGAGGCCGTTCACAGATTCTACGTCTACAGCATACCGCAGATATCCTATGCCATGGCGTACAGTGAGGGCTTTCGCGGTGAGCCGGACGCGCTCATGGATTATCGCGAGGCGATATATTGGGCGGTCAGGCATATAAAAACGCTACTCTACGTCTACGACGGCGATATCTGCAAGGTAATCATGGCATACAACGCCGGGGATTGCGTGAGCGGAAATTACGGGTACCTTGAAAAGGTGCTGACGATATACAGGGCTTACTACCCTGAATTTGAATGCGGGGTGAAATGAATGAGATTAAAAATCAGAGACGTAAAAAAGACAATCAGGAACCTGGTGCGCGTGCTTAACGCTGACAGCATGGTGGTTATGGTGTGTCCGGAGCTCATGCGCGTGGTGTCGGGAACCCACGACGACAGCGGCTATATTGCGCGGCACATTGTGAGCTTCCACTTCTGGGAAGACATGCGCGACTACATAGCCGAGAACGGGTACAAGTTCAAGCCGTTCAACCTTGCCATGCTTGAGGAAAATAAACATGCCGATAAGTAAAGCGAAGGCGAAGCTGTACCCGGCGAACTGGAAGCAGATAAGCTGGGAGACGCGGGCCGCCGCGGGCAATAAGTGCGAACTGTGCGACGCGCCGAACGGCAAGCCGCATCCTGTGACTGGGAGTAAGGTTGTGCTGACGGTTCACCACATGGACTTTAACCCGGGCAATAACCTGAAATACAACTTGCTCGCGTGCTGTCAGCGTTGTCATTTGAGACTGGACGCGAAGAAAAAGGCTTACGACAGAGAACAGAAAATATTGACAAAACTGTATTTAAGTCTTTGAAGGAGGTGTTGAAATGAAATGTGTATGCGGCGGAGAATTAACAAAGGAGTTCGGCTTAATTAATACAATAACCGGTGAGAAAAAATACCCGTTTATAATGTGCAGTAGCAATAGGGTTCATGATGAGGTCTCCGTTCACGATTTTTTTGATAGGTGCGACAAGGCGGAGGCGAAACTGGATAGGATTAAGAACGTTTTGGGTGAATGTCAGGTTGAAATCGATTTTAAAAACGGAACTGGTGATAATGAAATGATACAGCAACAGGCATTGAAACAGATATCCAGAATTGTGGAGGGCGTATGAGCGGCTGCTTCGAGGACAAGGGTATTGACGCAGAGCTGGAAGCGAAGGTAGACAGGCTGCTGGAACCGGAAGCATACGGCAAGCGTCCGACAGACGGCATGGGGCTTTTTGAACCGCAGGAGCTCGGCTACCGGTGCCCGGAAGGACACGCGCATATCACGTGGAGCGAGTTCAATGAGCATATATGGTGCTATGAATGTGAAAAGGATTTTCATTACGCGAAGCAGTGCGTGCTTGTTGAGGATGAGTGTAACCCGAAGAACCTGCCTGAGCAGCCGAGAATTATTAAGGGCGTGAAGAACTGGACTGAAGACGGCAACGGCTGGAATGACATACCGAAAGAAAAACTGGAGGAGCGTAAATGAAAAAGGTTTTCATCTGCTCCCCTTTTCGTGGCGACATCACTGGCAACACGCAGCGGGCTGAGCAGTACTGCAAGCTGGCGATACGGGCCGGATTTTTACCCGTAGCGCCGCACTTGTATTTCACGCGGTTCTTCAATGAGAATAGCGAGGTTGAGCGCGACATCGGCATAGGCATGGGAATTGAACTGCTTCATCTGTGTGATGAAATGTGGGTATTTGGAAAACCGACTGACGGCATGAAGCGCGAAATTAGAGCGTGGCTCCGGCACAAGGGAGACGCTGAGCGTACTCCCATAAAATACATCAAGGAGGATTTATGTTCAAAGTAGTCGATATGTTCTGCGGCGCGGGCGGGGAATCGGTGGGCATTGAGAACGCCGCCAAGGAAGCCGGGGAGCATTTGAGATTGTCTGCCATAAACCACTGGGAGCGGGCAATCGAGACGCACAAGCTCAACTTCCCGGACGCGGTTCACTACTGCGAAAACGTGGAGACCTTGAACCCGCATGATGTCTGCGGCGTGCGTGAAAAGATAGGCCTGCTCTGGGCCTCGCCGGAATGCACGCACCACAGCAACGCACGCGGCGGGCGGCCGTGTTCGGACCAGTCAAGGGCTACGGCGTGGCATATCCTCAAATGGGCCTCGGAGCTCTACATCCGCCGGATAATAATCGAGAACGTGCCGGAGTTCGTGAACTGGGGCCCGCTCGGATCGGACGGCAGGCCCTTGAAACAGCAAAAGGGCAAGACCTTTGAAATATTCATCAAGGCCCTGCAGGTGCTCGGCTATAAAGTCGAGTGGCAGTTCTTATGTGCGGCAAACTATGGAGACCCGACAACCCGCAGACGGTTTTTCCTGCAGGCTGTCCGTGGCAATGGCCGGATAGTATGGCCGCAGCAGACACACAGCGAAACGCCGGGCCCGTTCAAGACAAAGCCGTGGGTAGCCGCCCGCGAGATTATCGACTGGAAGCTGGCGGGGGAAAGCATAATTCACCGCAAGAAGCCGCTTGCCGCCGCGACCATGCGCCGGATAGAGGCCGGGATAAAACGGTACTGGGGCCAGTGGGCTGAACCGTTCCTCGTGGTTCTGCGCGGCACCGGAAACGTGCGAGACCTCGGACAGCCTGCGCCCGCGATTACGGCGGGAGGCACACACCTCGGGCTTGTGGAGTCATTCTTAGTCAGATACAACGGTGACAGGAAGGGCAAAGGCGACAGCAGTAAAAGAAATTATCCTATAAGCTCGCCGATAGGAACGCTGGACTGCTCGAACAGGTACGGCGTGGTAGAGCCTTTTATCCTTCACCAAATGACACCGGGCAGGCCGCGTTCAATCAATGAGCCGCTTCCGACAATAACAAGCCAGTCAGGGCATGGGATTGTAGAACCCTTCCTGATAAATTACTACGGCAACGGGCGGCACAGGTCAATAAAAAACCCACTCGATACGGTGACCACGAAGGACCGCTTCGGAGTGATAGAACCGTTTTTAGTCCAGTTCAATAAAAACTGCGAAACGCGTTCGCTCAAAACACCCATGAATACGCTAACCACAAAAGAAAAGTTCGGACTGGTTGAGGGCAAACCCGTGGGCCTCGACATCACTTTCCGTATGCTCCAGCCGCATGAACTCGCCGCCGCGCAGGGATTCCCGAAGGGCTATTCCTTCACCGGCAATAAGAGCGAGCAGGTCAAGCAGATAGGCAACGCCGTGCCCGCGAACACGGCAAAAGCTCTCGCGCTGTGCGCTATGGGGGCGGCATGAAAAAGCTGAAGGACTACGAATATTACAGGACAAAGTACGGCGTGATCTACTGTGGGGATATGTTCAAGATAATACCCCTGCTCCGTGGCGCCGGCATTGACCTTGTACTCACTGACCCGCCGTACAATGTCCGGGATATCGGCGAACATCACCGCAAGTATGTAAACCATAAGGTCATGAAGCCTGGCGAATACAGGAGCTTTTGCAGGGAATGGCTCAGGGCCGCGCGGGAGTTAACCCCGAATGTGATTTTTACACCGGGCAATAAAAATATATGGAATTACCCAAAAACGCTTATGACCGGGTGTTGGTATAAGCCGGGGGCGCGGTCATTTAATACGACAGGCGGCTTTTCCGAATGGGAGCCGATATTTTACTACGGGAGGCTAAAGAGGCAGCCCACGACATACCGGTATACTCCGAATAATTTTTGTCATCCTTATGCGCAAAAGCATCCCTGCCCGAAGCATGAGGGTTTTTGGGTAGACCTGATGAACAACAATGATGACAAGAAGCTGATACTTGACCCCATGGCCGGCAGCGGTACTACCGGATATCAGGCCGAGCGAACGGACCGCCGCTATATCCTCATAGACAACCAAGAAAAATACTGCGAGCTCATGGTTGAAAGGATAAAGCCGCTGTTTAAACAGAAGCGTTTTGTGTTCGTAGGGGGGGGGGGCAGCGTAAAAATGCTGTTCAGAAAAATTTGGAATTTATTTAAAAAGGAGGTTTTATGAGCATTGACATTGACCCCGCGGGCCTGTGCGACAAATGCAGGACCGCGCACGAGCAGCTCGAGTTCAACCTGGATAAGAAGATACCTGTTCAGCCCGGCGAGCTGTGCGACGAATGCAAGGAAAAGTACGGATTACTTAAAAAACCAGAGCCGGCCGCTGTGCCGGCAGAAGGAGACACCGAAATGAAACACAAACGGAAGTACACGCGGAGGGCTGACAAGGAAGTTGAGGCAGTCAAGCCCGGCAAAAAGGTCAGGCTGGACCGGGAGACGAAGAAGTTCATCAAGCACCTCGCGAAATCGGCAAAGAAGGCGGGGAAGCTCGAAGCCAAAGCCTTAAAGCACCGGGATAAAGCGGATGCGCTGGACGCGGAAGCCGCCAGCTTAAGGGTGGGCATGGAGGCGCTGAAGGACGCGGTGAACGAGGCATGAACGCAACCGCGGCCGGTACCCGGCGCGGCATCGTCTTTGAGCGAAGCGAGGCGGCCATAATCGACGCGATAAACGAGTATGTGGCCCGTACCGCGGTATGGCCGGACGTGATAGTGGTACCCGTGCCATTGATAAGCGAGGCCAAAGAGGATGCGAATGTCGAGATGGTACACGGAATACCCGTGGCGATATGCCCTTCACTGCCGCACGACAGGGTATTTGTAACGGATACGCAGATGTACTGTGACATAAAACAATACGAAAAGGAAGCGGGGTTGTTGAATGAACATTAAGAATAAACCACAGGAGGCGAAAGCATGAACGCCAGGACAATAGCCGACGCGATAATATCGACAACCGAGAAAACGAACATCCCGGAAATAAAGCGTAAGGTCACGGCGTTGGTCACGGAGTCCTTGGGAGACAATGCCATTAATTTAAAATGCCGCAACGATTTAAAGCGGGCAATAGTAATCAGGCTCCGCAAACACGGGGTCAAAATCTAAAAAACGGGAGGAAGCATGGCAAAAACCGATCTGAATACAGCGGAGGTTCAGCAGATTTACAATTCAGCACTGACGAAGCTCTATGAAATGGCGAAGCAGAGCAAGCTTGCAGTAAATAATGTCGGGGTGCAGGAGGCCATAAAAAAAGAAGCCAAGAGCATAGTGGAAGGGATATGCCCGACAATAAACAGAATTTTTGAAAAGCGGAAGGGCGACTGAGTGATCACATACCAGGAGGCAGACTGTAAATGAGCAGAGAAAAACGCTTTATCCTTCCTAAGAGCCTACAGAATATCGAAATCAAAAACGGGAGAATAAAAAGCGGTATGAAAATTACTAAGCATAATGTAATTAGAATTCTCGAGGGGCTTAGCAAAAAGAATAGAAAATATTGGTTCCATGAATGCTATAATGTTTTGAAAGGAATGTATCGATTTTACAGCAAGGATGACATAAAGGCCGAAATGCAGACGATAACAGGGTGGTCAGTGAATACTATTAAAAGGGAACTAAGGTTAGTGAAGCGGGAAGGGAAGAAACTTGACAAATTAAAATAGCTGTGTTATAAGTAAATTAATAAAATGAGAGGGAAGTAATGAAAAAAACGATTACCTTATTATTTCTTGTATTACTCAGCGGATGTGCGACTTTTAACGACGCGGTGACTCCCAAGGCACAAGTAAAACGCGATGCTTATGACGGCACTATATCTGTTTTTCAGGATGAGGTAAGTGCTGCAAGTAGCCTGTCTGAATCATGGACCTTTATGGGCTTTGCTTGGTATAGCAAGGATCCCGAAAAAGTCGAAATATATGCGGGAATATATACGGGATGGCTTAAAGTAAGTGGGGTCAGATTTAAGATTGAAGACACTGGGGAAGAAATAACCGCCAATTCAGATAGAATAGAATACAATGCCAAAAAATCAGGCAATTATTTTAGTATTTCTATTCAAGATTTTGAGAAAATAACAAATGCTGACAGCGTACTCATGAAACTGGAACCAATGGGAGTCGTATCGAGTTTTGGAAAAAAACACGATGGAGCTGTTGTAACCGCGAAATTAAAGCCATTTCTTGAAGAAATAGAGAAAGAAAAGCAGGGGAGGAAAATACAATGAGAACAAAAATTACATTCTTTTTTCTGACGATTGCCATGTGCTTTTTATTTTCAGCTTGTTCAAAAACAATTACCGGAAAAGTTGAAGTATACGCGTCATCAGTAGGCACTGACTGCCTTGCGGGGGATTGCTTTAGCGCAACTGGTAAAATAACAATAGACGGGAAAATAACAGATTTTAGTCTTCAGACTCCAATGGGGATTTTCAGACAGGATTTTGTTGAGGCTCATGAAATAAAAATAGAAATGTGCTCAAATACTCCACCACCTAATCCAATGGATACAATAGGTGTCGGGATATCCACAGGGACTATAGATAATTATTTGGATACCGAAACTTTTAGCGCACCAGAAGGATGGGGTACAACTATAACCCCGTACAATGTATGCGTGTCCGCTGAGTACACCGCAAAATAAAAGCCCGAAAAGAGAAAAATGTCGGGAATATTTAAACTATTTTTATAAAACAACAAACTCCTATAAAATAAGCCTTATATTATCATTTCACACCTAAAAAAGTACCAAATTGATACTCACTACTTTTTGACTGCTGTTTTTTATACATCTATACTCCCGGCAAGACCACAAAGCCGAGGAGTGAAAAATGCAGAACGCGAAAGGAAGCATTGCTGGAATACCTATATACTGCATTTTTGATAAAATTGTTAGAACGCAGGACCTTAAGGCTCATCCGCGCAATCCGAACAAACATCCCAAAGAGCAAATTGACCTGCTCGTAAAAATTATAAAAGCGCACGGGATTCGCACGTGCATAACCGTATCGAATCTTTCTGGATTTATCATCCGCGGGCACGGTCGCTTCATGGCACTCAAGCAAATGGGCCTGCAGGAAGTCCCGGTAGACTACCAGGACTACGCGTCCGAAGCGGACGAACTGGCCGATCTCGTGGCTGATAACAAAATCTCCGAACTCAGCACCCTTGAAAGCAAGTTTTTAAAAGAGATCAGCGAGGACCTGAAGAAGCTCAATTACGATATTTCCTTAATGGCCCTGACAAATGAGGACATTGAGCGCTTGAACGGCGCGGATAAACTCATTGACCCCGGGATCGCGGACGAGGCAAAAAACATATTTAATATTAAATTCGGGGATATTATAACCCTCAATGAACACCGGCTTTTATGTGGCGATTCAACAGACATAGAGCAGGTACGCGTGCTTATGGCCGGCAAGACAGCCCGAATGATCCACACTGACCCGCCTTACAACGTCAACTATGGGGCGAATAAGAATCATCCTACCCACAAAATCCGCGAAATCAAGAATGATAATCTATCTTCGGATAAATGGGAGGCATTCTGCAAAAAACTATATAAATCATTCGTGGAATTTTGTACGGGTGATGTCTATATGTGGGGGGCATCCGGCATTGACGGCATAAAGGCCCGCCTCTGGCTTATTGAAGAAGGCTTTCACTGGTCCGCAACGATCATCTGGGTCAAAGATTCTCTTGTATTGAGCCCGGCAAACTATCAGCGGAAATATGAGCCTTGTTTTTATGGGTGGCGGGAAAAATCAACATTCAATACCAGCAGGAAAGAAACGGAAGTATGGGAAATACCACGTCCGAAAAATTCAGAGTTACACCCTACCATGAAACCTGTTGAACTGTGCGCCAGGGCAATAATAAACAGCTCAAATCAGAACGATATCGTCCTTGACCTGTTCGGTGGCAGTGGCTCAACGCTCATAGCTGCTGATCAGCTTCGCCGGATAAGCTATATGAGCGAACTGGATGAAAATTACTGCTCCGTTATCATAAAGCGCTTTATTGACTACTGCAGGACGGCGGGAAAATCATGCAGCCTGAAAGTGAATGAAGCGGAAGTATATGCAGCGTAAGGATGTAAAGCAATACGGTTCTTTTTTATTGTGGGTAACAACCCCAAGAACAATGCGCGCTCTCGACGAGAAAGACGCAGCGGCGTTCTCGGTGAAGCACAACATAAGCACGGATAAGCTCAATGAATGGGTAGAAAGCAAGTCTTTTGAGAAAGACGTTAAAAGAACCAGAAAAAGCATGAAGGTTTTAAGAAGGCAGGAAGTTTTAAATGCCATATACGAATCAGCAATTTTGAAACGAGATGTTACGGCGCAGAGGTTGTTTCTGCTCTTTGACGGGCCGATGGAAGATGAGCCCGATACTGAGAAAAGGCGAGAAAATGAAAAAAAGACCGGCAAGGATAGGAAAAAAAGAGAATACAGGAAAAAGTAAGAACCCCAAGGCATACACGCTTGATACTCCGCGTGTTCAGGCGTATATCACCTTTGTTGCCGTGCGCGAAATGGGGCTCGTCCATAAAATACTGCCTGAAGATTGCCAGAACGAAGCTCAGTTTTGCAGAAAGCATGGACTCTCTGAAAACTCTACCGCTACGCTATGGAATTATAAAAAAATAAAGGGATTCTGGGAAGTGGTAGAGAAAGAAAAACGCAATTATAAAGGGCACTTGCTGGAAATAGGCATGGCGGGCCTTACGAAGCTCGCCCAGGGCATGACGCTTAAGAAGCAGGCGTTGTTCTGGGGCAAGCCCGTTGATGTTAAAGAAGAAGTAGCGCCGCATGAAAAAGCCTGTGAGCGCCTGGTGCAACTTGGCGGCGGCGACATATCAGACAAAATACAGGTCGAGGGTTCTTCTGTTGCCGCGGCATTCAGGGAAGCGGCAAAGGCAGAGGCGGAAGGGGGCAAGGGATGACAATATCAGCCCCGGAGAAGCCGAACACGCTCGCAGATTTAACACTTGAAGAAAAACGGCTCGCATACAAACATTTTAAGAAGCATCCTATGAAATTTATTGACTCTATAATCATGCCCAAGCTTGGCATAGACCTTGAAGCCGGTCAGAGAGATGTGTTAAGCAATATATTCAAACATAAGAAAGTCCTGGTGCCGACACATTTTGCGTTCGGCAAGTCATTCATCTCGGCACTGGCCGTTCTGACAATTATGAATTTAAACCTTGAAGAGTGCGAAGCGCACACGCTGGCCCCCACGTTCAGGCAGGTCCAGGACATACTCTGGAAGGAAATGCGCGATATACACTCCAAATGCAACAAGGAAGAGATCATCCTTGACGGCAAAATGACCCTTACCAGGTACGACATCGACACAAAGACCTTTGCTGTGGGCATATCGCCGCGTAAGGCGGCCAAGGGCGCGGTAACTCCGCAGTATCTGTCGGGCAGCCATGCCGCTGTCGTAATAGTCGTGGGCGATGAGGCCGGCGCCCTTGACGATCAGATATTTGACCAGGTCGAGAACATAACGAACACTCCCGGCGATGTTTATGTGATTTACATAGGCAATCCCCTGGTAAAAACATCACGTTTCGGAAAAATGTGTCTGACAGAAGAGGGTGAGGGTTATGTTGTAAACCATAAAAAAGCGTACGAAGCGCCGAACATGGTGGTAAACGGTCTTACCTCAATCGAAGCCATACGCAGGGAAGGCGATAAGATACGCGCTCTGCCTCGTGAAAAGCGCAAGGAATATTACGATAACAAGCACTATAAAATCGTTAATAAACACCTGCTCTCTCCCGGCTGGGTAATGAAATGCTACATCAAGTGGGGCGAGAGCCAGCTTTTCTTATCCAAAGCGATCGGCGAGTGGACGGACCGCACGGAAAACACCCTTATTCCTTTTGAACGCGCGATTGAAATCATGCACGGCAGTTACGTAGATGAGGAAAAGAAGCGCTGCTGGACATCAGAAGAGCGCGGCTACGCGAAATGGAACGGCATAAAGAACCTGTATGTCGGAGTGGACTGTTCCGGGCAGGGCACCGACAAGCGCGTCATTCATGTCCTTGAAGGAAACAGGGAATTCCATAAAAAGGTATTTGCCAAGACGTATGAGAAGAGCACTCTTGATTACAAGGGCACTAAGCTTAAAGAGGACGGCAAATATGTCGCGGATTATATCTACAGCATGATCATAGTTCCCAATCCTGAGCGCCTGGTCTTTATCGTCATAGACGTAACCGGGGGTTTTGGCGACAGCGTATATGAGCACCTCATCAATAAAAACCTGAATTCCAAGTTCGTAAAAATCATAAGACTTAACTTCGCGCAGAAGGCAAGCACGGAAGAAAAAGAAGAAATCTACCATGACATCATAGCCGAAATGGCTATTGAGCTGTCTGAGGACATCATGTCGAACGAAGGCATTCTGCTCGAGCCTGACGATGATCTGCAGAATCAGCTTGCGGACCGGTTGAAGACACAGGACGGCAAGAAGCGCCATATGCTCGAGGCAAAGGACGAGTATAAGGCCAGGCATAGCGGAGAGAGCCCGGATGAGTTCGACGCTCTTATGCTTGCGAATAAAGCCAGGCATTTAAAGGACGGCGCCGACAGGTTGAAAGCCGCAATTGTACAGGCTAACAATACCATGACCGAGAAAAACAAGCCGGCGAGCAAGAACATACCACCGCCTCCGTCTGACGACGGCGAAAGGGATGAATACTAATGGCACAAAAGAAGATTGAAATCCGCCAGACAGACAGCACAGAAAAGGCAGGATCAGCTGGCACGTTGATGTTCGGCGGATATCTCTTTGAGGAACACATAGACGCGCTGCAGGGCAGTAAATGGGCCGCGATAATTGAGGAGATGCGGCGCTCGGATGAGATTATCGGCGGCATCTATACGGCTATAAGGACCGCGATACAGGGCGGTACGTATACGTTTGACCCCGACAATCCCGAGGACCCGGATTCCGTAGCCATGGCAAAGGAGCTTGAATGGGCTTTCTTTGACGCGCCGTATAAGCGCTGGAGCGAATTAATAGACGAGTTCTTGACAATAATGCTTTTTGGGCATTATGTGGCGGCTCCCATAACAGCAGTCAAGCAATATGAGGGAAAAACCCGCTGGATATATGACGACTTCGCCTGGTACAGCCCGAGGATAATTGAAAAATGGGGCATGGATGAAAGGGAGCGTCTCACGCACATCTACATGCAGACCCAGATGTCAGACAGGCCTTTTAACGGTTGGATTTCTGTCGATAAACTTATGTACCTGGCTATTGAAAAAGAAGGTTTGAACTTTGCGGGGATATCGCCGTTTAGGCGTGCATATGGGAACTATCTTCGCAAAAAGCACATGCAGAAAATTAAGATTGTCGGCATAGGCAGGGCTGCTCTTGGTTGGCCGGATATCGTATATCCGGTTGAATGGAAGGAAGGAAGCACAGAATACGAGGCTCTTAAAACTTATGGGAAAAATATAACGAGTTCTCAGCAAATGTACGGGTTGCGTCCAGAAGGAACCGTAATGAATCTCGTTCAAATTCCCTTTGATCCCGAGAAATTGCAAAAAGTCATTCAGGCAGAAAACACGGATATGACCTACGTTGTTCTGGCTGATTTTCTGATGCTTGGCAGAGACGGCGGCGGCAATAGGATGCTTGGAGATAGTAAGCGCAAAAACTTCCTTCAGTCCATGTCATACGTGATATGGCAGTTGATCGATGAGATAAACAGGATTTACGTACCGGAATATATGCTTCGCAACCATGGGGTAGTCAAGCCGGGCAAGGGAGCGAAACTCAACGTGACGGGCGTGGAGCAGAAAGGCCTGGAGGAATGGGCCCGGGTTATAAAAATGTTTGCAGACGGAAAATTAATTCTGCCTGACCTGACGCTTGAAAAGCAATTACGCAGGGTTATTGACCTGACCCCGCCGCCCGAACAGTCCGACGGCAGCCGCGCAGGAGATCCCGCCCGGCAGCAGCCTGACCCCGCAGCGGCTGCAGCGGGCGGTACACCCGAAGATATCAAGAAGGCTGAGGGCTTAAAAAAAGCCGAGGATATGAAGAAGGCTGCGGATGAGAAAGCCAAAGCGGAGAAGGCCGCAAAGATGGGCTCGTATCCTGCATTTGAAAACAGGATGAGAACCATATATGAGCAGAAGTGTGATTTCGCGGTTATAGGCAGGGATATCCAGTACGGCATAGAGGATTTTAATTACGAGCAGAAGAAAGCTCTCGGAAAGATGATCGAGGATTATGTTTATGAGCTTCGCAAGCGTACGCTCAAAGACGGCGGCAATATATTCAACGTGGTGAATGACCTTGAAGCGCCGGGCCGGGCGTTGTTTGAAAAGCTTATGCAGGATCTGCTTAAAAAGGCGGTTATGGCAGGCAAGGTGCAGATAGATAACGAATTGCAGACAACCGCGACAATGGCCGCGGGCGAAGAAGCGAAGCTGCCTGCAGGCGTGTTTGCCTGGGTGAAGAACCAGGCGAAAAGGATATCGGACGAGAAGATCGCCGATATCGAGAAGAGGGTCGGCGGCTCCGCGACAACGAAGGCTTCTTTCTATCCGGTCAATAAAAAGCTAAAGCCGGAGCAGCTGGATGAAGTACTCCGGGCGGCAAAGCTTACGGGCGATGAGTGGCTCGCCAATGCCTCTAATCTGAACGGCTCGTCAATTATCCCTATCGCGATTAATACCGGCCGCAAACAGGCAATGGAAGACTCTGACGAGGTTATCGGCTTTCAGTATTCATCGATAATCGATAACGACACAACGGACGTATGCCGGCAGCTCGACGGGAAGACCAGGGCAATAGACGATTACGAATCCGCCAAATTTGACCCGCCGAAGCACTTTAATTGCAGGTCAATACTCGTTCCCATACTCAAGCGTGACGGCATCCCGTCGGGTAACTGGACCGGCTTTGTAATATCCGGAGACGCGGCCAGGGAAAGCCAGCAATTCGAGGAGGCAATATGAAACCATTCGTATCGGATAAGGGTTACTTATTCAGCGAGGTCAGACTGAAAGAAGGTAAGCCCGTAATGATCGCCAGGGAAGCGAATTTCATCCACAGGCGCGGCATCACCATGGCGGACCTGCTTTTGATGAAGGAAAACTTCGACAATAACGTGCTGGGCCTGGACGCATACTTTGATTTTAATCACGATGAAACCAAGCCTGCCGGCTGGATAAAGTCGGTAGAGCTCGGTGAGACGAAGGTGGACGGCAAAACATATGCCGCCCTTTTTGCCGTACCTGAGTGGAATCCTGACGGACAGGAAGCCCTCAAAGGTGGCAAATACAAGTACGTCTCGCCGGAAATATTCTGGGAATGGTTACACCCAGAGACGGGAAAGAAGTACAAGTCTGTGTTGCGGAGCGTAGCGATTCTTAATAGACCCCAGATTCCGGGGCAGCCCTCTATTAAGTTCAGCGAAGTTCTCGCAGGCGCAGACAGGGAAGATGTTCAGAACGAGGATGACAACACGAAGGAGGCAACAATGTTTAAAAAGCTGAAGGAATTCGCGGCCAAGATATTCGGCGCGAAGTTCGGAGCGGAAGACGTAACGGAAGAGCAGATAATCGCGGCATTCGAGGAAAAGTTCAAGAAGGATGCGGATGCGGCGAAGCTGACGTCGGACGAGCTTAAAAAGACAGCCGACGAGCTCGCGGACCTGAAAGTGAAGTACACGGCCATCGAGGGCGGGTCTGAAAGCAAGTTCAAGGAAGCCCTCGAGAAGATAGAGTCGAAATTCAACGAAAAATTGGAAGAGATGAAGAAGTCCAGTTTTGCGGAGAAGGTGACGGCTCTGGTCGAGAAAGCGAAAGAGGAAAAGCTCACGCCTGCGGAAGCGGACGGATGGTTCAAAGAGCTTTGCCAGAAAGACCTGGCTCTCGCGGAGAAGACTTTCGCGTCTCTGCCCGTCAAGATCAGGAGCACCAAGCCGGAAACGGAAGTAGATGTAAACGCGAGCCCTGACGACATGAAAGGCGTGTCGGCTATGCGTGAAGAGATGGCAAAAACCCGCGGCGTGAAGTTCTCTGAGGTAACTTACAGGGAAGCATACGACGCTTTTTACGACAAGAAGTCGCGGGAATCAGCAAAAAAGGACGGTGAGTAGATATGCAGGAATCCATGAAGGCAGTACTCAGCGAAGGACGCGGCACGTTTAAGGCATCCGGAGCGATCACCAAGGGGATGATAGTCAAACCCACCACGACCGAAGGCACGTGGATAAAGTGCGGCGCCGGCGAGGCCGGCAAGGCAGTAGCGGACGAAGCCGCTGCTGACGGAGCGTATTTTTCTGCGACTCTGATCGGTGGCACGGAAGTAGTTGCAGGAGCGGCAATGGCAACTCCTGGAACGTACTTTATGAGCGACGCAAACGGCGCAGCAACACCTGTAACAGCAGTAACAGACCGCATAGTCGGGTATACGCTTGGGGTAGCAGCTTCAGGGGACACTGTTCCCTGCATAGTACTTCCCTCGCAGTATGCGGCATAAGGGAGGATAAAACATGAAATCAGCGATTACAGCAAGGAACAACCCGGTACTGGTCGGCCTGGCTCTCGGCTTTCAGAACGATCAGAAGGATTTTATCGCCTCGAGGATATTCAAAGGTATTAAGGTTGACAAGAATACCGGCGACATAATCTCCTTCGGCAAGGACCACATGCGCGTGGTGTCAGACGTGCGCAGAAACGGAAATACGAACTACGTTTCAGTCACGGTGTCGAAATCAGAGGTATGGAAGCTCGAATGGCATGAGCTTTCAGCCTTCATAGACGACGACATTTCGGATCAGTTTGGAGCCGCAAACGCAAGGGCGAATTTCACGGAAATGCTCATGGAGCAGCTGATGATAATTCGCGAAAGTGCGGCGGTCACGGCTATGACACTGGCGGCCAGCTACGGCGCCGGGAACAAGACCTCGAACATGGAGTGGGATGTTTTCGCGACTTCCACCCCCAGGGAGGACTTCATAGCCGCGCAGGAAGCAGTGCGCAAGTCCTGCGGCAAGTACCCGAACACGGCGATAATTGCCGGCGACGTATGGGCCTACCTGATCCAGCATCCCCAGTTGCTGGCGGGAAGGCTGAATGTAGGCGAAAGCGTAATGACAGCGGAGACCATGAAACCGATCCTGTTTCCGCATTACGCGCCTAAAGACTGCGAGATTTTAATAGGTCAGTCGAACTACAATTCAGCGAACAAAGGGGCCACGGCGGTAATGGGACGCGCATGGAGCGACTGCTTTATTTACGCGTACATCAACCCGAACAGGGACCCGAAAGCTCACCAGTCTTCAATGACTGCGTCGTTCACGAAGGACGGCTCCACCGCGACTCCGGAAACTTCGCAGGCCATACAGGTGTTGATCACCAAGCAGGAGAAATACCTGGACACCGAGGAAGACGTGACGGACAGGTGGCAGTATGACGACGTCGTACTCTCGTACGACTGCGGATATCTCTTCACAGACTGCTTAAACGCGGTCTAAGATCAAAAATTTTTAGGAGGTAGGACACATGGCAAAGCCCGAGAAAGAGAAAGGACCTGCAAAGCCCGAGAAAGAGAAAGGACCGGAAGAGACACAGCCGGCGCCTGGCTCGACTCAGGCGCCCAAGCCGCGGGGGATGGTGAAGAAAGCTCTTGCATTAAACATCGCGTTTAATATCAAGAAGCTTCATTCCATTAAGGCCGGCAAAAGGCTCGATGTCAGGTCGGCTGATTATTACCTCGTGACTCAGTCGAATCCCGAGAAGCTCAAGAAAATCAGCGAGGCAATGTACGAGCTCACGGAAGACGTTACGGTCATGAAAAAGGTAACGCTTCCCGTAGGGACGATCCTTGACGACAAGGAAGACGCCTGGATCATCGAGCGGATCAGGTCAAAACACGCTCCGGAAGCAGGGGCGTTGAAGGAAATAGACGTAGTTTAAAAATACGGTGCCGGGCGGCAGGGCTTGCTTGTGTCCTGCCGCTCCGGTGCCTATCAAAAACGGAGTGAACAATGTCATATTGCGCTGAGACGGATATAGAAGCCGAACTTCAAAAGGACTTTACCGCAAATACAGAACTTACATCCACGCAGGTGACATCTATTCTGACGCGCGTAGACGACCTTATAGACAGCGAATTATCCGGCAAATACATAACGCCTATCACCGGTACGAAGGCCCTTAACAGGATCAAGGATATAGCCATATTGATAGGCAGCGGCCGCATAGAGCAGATTTACGGTTTTGATGCCAGATATATAACCGACGAGATAACGAAAGAGAGGGTACCCGCCCGACTGGGAGAGGGGCTAAAGCAACTCCGCCGCCTGGTAAAGGGAGAGTCAACCCTGATATTTGAAACCGCAGCAGACAGTGCTGTGCTGAAAGTATCGAATCAGAAGGTTTCGAGTTCTGCTGATGACGGGGTTACTCACGCAGACGCGACAGATTTCGGAACGAACTTTGAAGAGGATAAATACTAAAAATGAGCATGGAACTGGAAGCCGAGGTAGTTAATTACAACGAGATACGCAAGATGATGAATGACTTCATCAAAGTATTCGGGTCCGCCCGGGTGCCGCTTTCCAGCGTGCTCACATACTGGCATAAATGGAATGATACGTATATATTCGGGCTCTCGGGACCTGGGCAGTATAAAGATATCGATGAGGCTTACAAGGATTACAAGGAAGCGGCCGTGGGATTCATATACCCGATATTGAAATTTGACGGGCTTCTCTGGAAAAGTTTAACAACGCAGGACAGCGCTTTCTCGGTGGCTGAACTCGGTGATGATTACCTGGTTATGGGCACATCTCTTGAATACGCCCTGTATCACCAGACAGGCACAGAAGACCTGCCGCAGAGACAGCCGGTTTTAAAGACTTTTGAGCAATTGGATAAGCTCGCGGACATATTTTTTCAGACCGCAGTGCAGATGTACAACAGCGTAAATGGGCTGAATGGAGCGTGGGCGTTATGAGCGTAACGGCAAAATACGACGCTGAAAGACTGGTCCTGGATATTAAAAATAAAATCGTAGCTGACTACAACACAAAGCTGGCCGAGATATCTACCGATAAGGCAAAGGACGCTACAAATCTGGTGATATCAAACTTTAAACTGCTTGGCGGCGGGATCATAGGCGGCGCTGCCGGCGATACGGCAGACAAGGCCATTGACCTTATGGGTTTAAACGCCAGCAAAATGAAAGCGTACGATCCGTACATGATAATCAAATTCGTTGGAGATGGAGCCTCACCTATCGACGCGATGGGAAGGGATAACGTCAATGTTCTGATAATAATATCGCTCATTGACCCTCGGGATTACACGGGTGAATTCAGGATGATGCGGTACAGAAGGGCAATAAAGGAATTATTTGAATCTATGTCCGGGGGCGGGCTTGCGAGGATAAGTAAAAGTGATCTTGAAACGTTGCCTTATCTGTCGGGTCCGGACTACTGGGATAAAACAAAAGACAGGTTAACGTGGGGCATAGGGCTAAAGCTCACAATTTAACCTGAGAAAGGGAGTGCGTTATGGCTGAGAAACAGAAGGGCGATAAGTTTATTGACAGAGGCAGTGGCGATACAATGACAGAGATTGTACCGCTCAAGGACTTTGTCTTACACTCGCCGCCCACGGTAACAAGGCAGGAACTCAAGAAGGGCGAAAAGGCACAGGTTCCGACTGTGTTTGTCGATTCGCTCAGGGCAGAAAAAGTAATTTAATCTCGGAAAGAAAGGAGTTTAAACATGCCAAAAGAAAAAACAGGGATAGTAGGGGTACACAACCTCGCGCTTGTCGATATAGACTCGAAGGAAACCGTAACGATCTTGAAAGTCGTAGATACTGCGAATATCGACCTGGGCGAAACTGTGGCTAAAATGAAGGGCGGAGACAGTAACTTTCCGTATTCCGCAGCTATTGTGGACTGCAACGATACGGTTACTGTTCCCGTAAAGGAATTTCCTGACGGCTACATGGGTCTCGTGTACCACGGAACACAGACATCAGGCGCGGCAGAAGCGTCTGGCAATATCGCTGATGCCGTAAATGTAACGGGCACATCGCTTGTCGCGGCTACGGGTATTCTGGCCGCGATCACAAAAACAGTAGGCGGCACGCTCAGGGAAGGCATTTACATGCTGAAAGCCGCTGCCGCTGCGACGCTGAACGTTTACGGTTATTCTGATTTCGACGATCTTGTCGAATCCGATGATGAGTCGGGGCTCGTGAATGCAACGCCTTACACGGTAGCTACGGGCGCGACAGTTGCAATAACCGAGCTTGGAATTACGGTTACCGGCGGAGCGAGCGCAACTGCTTTTACTCCTGGCGATACGGCAATAGTCGTGATCAGGAAAGTGAATTCAGGGTATATCAATACGCCTATCGTGGACAAAAAGCTTGACAAGTATTACAAGGCGTATCTGATGTTTCAGCCGTCACCGGAAGGACATCTTGATTACATCGAACTGTACAGGGTCAAGGTTTCACGCGGGGCCCACAGCGCGGCAATCAAGGAGTACCATTCCCAGGAGCTGACACTGAATGTAACAAAAGACGCGGCGAACAGTAATCACGTCGGAAACTGGCACAAAACAAAAGGCTAAGGAATAGCCTAAAGGAGACAGAAGCATGAAAAAATCTTTACTCACAATCTTTACCGTAATAGCAACAATGCTCATTGTCCAGCTGGTAATGGCTGCCGGCGAGAGAATGACGCATGTAAAATCAGTGAACGGAGCGACTCCGAAGATCATGGTCAAGACCGGTGCTTTCACCGTCACGGGAGTACAGCAGACTTATACTTCCATGACGAATACCGGGAGCGCTGCCGACACCACGATTTACACCATTGGACTCTACGACTGCGGCAATACTTACACGGCCACTGCGTGGAAAGTAACGCTTACGGTCAAGGGAGCGTCTCAGTCCAATTGGTTCACACAGCTCGGCAGCGGGTATCTTTCAACCAATGGCTCGAATTATGGGGTCATAAGCGGAGTGAGTTTTACTGCGGGCGTTGTGATGGATGGAAGCGTAAACGGGGTAGAAGGCGGCGGCGTGACCTTTACTGCCGCAGTTGAAGGCTACTAAAAAATAAATAGCCTTGATTCACATCGAGGCTAATCCTGCGTGAGTCCTACAGAGAGCTTATGCTCGGGCGGCAGGATGCAATCATAGAACAGGAGAATCACAATGATAAAAGAATTCGAGACGATGAAGTACTTCAGATATGTAAACGACGAAAAAGGCGAAAGGATAAGAGAGGATGTTGTTTATAAAATAGCAAAATACAGCATCTGGGCCGAAAAGCAACTGATAGACAAATACGGTGATAGGCTTACCGAAATGCTGCTCGCGCCCCAGAATGAAATAATCCTCAGCGAGATTATATATCTGCTCGGTGACGATGAATTGAAAAAGGCATTCCCTACGCTTGATGACTTTCAGAAGTCGGCCGTTACCATAGACGACAAATTCGCGATAGTGACGACAGCCTGGTCCTTGATCACCCCTGCGATAACCACGAAGAAGACGGATAAGGAAGTCGAAGAAGAAAACCTCAATAAAAAAAAAGTTCCGAAAAAATGGAGTTTTGGGAGTTTTGTGAGATCGCTTTTTACAAGCTCAATAAAGCCTTCGGCTGGAAAGACGAGTACATCAACACCCTCGCGCGGAGCGAAATAAGCCGGAAGCTGCTGTACCTAAGACGGGATGAACTGGATGACATAATTAATCATTACCTTTCATACAAGCAGGAGCAGGCCCTCGACGCGCTGGGAGCCGGGCAACTCCGGGCACGCTGGGAGATCAGGAAAAAGTACAGGGAGAAGGAAGAGCACGAGACAGACATCAAAGGGTTTTTGAGAACAGTCCAGTTTTTGAAAGACTTAAAAGAGGGGAAGAATCCGAATGCTGAAAGCGAGGCTATAAAATAAAATGTCAGGCACACGCAATGCGGATTTGGAGATAGCGATAAAGGCGAAAGCCGACAAAGCTATTGCTGAGTTCGACAGGTTTAATAAAACGGTTGATGAGAATAAAAAGGCGATCAACGGTATAGGCAAGGCCGCCGGGGTCGCCTTTGCTGCCGTTACTGCCGGGATAGCATTCTCGCTGAAGGAAGCCATAAAAGCGGAAGAGGTGGACAGACGGCTTGAAACCCAGATGAAAAAAATAGGATATACCAGCAAGGAGTTATCTGACAACCTAAAAAAAACCGCCACTGAAATAGCCGGGCTGTCGAACTATACCGATGATGATCTGAAGGTATCCATGATAAAACTTTTGGCGGTTACGAAGGATTATAACGCCGCCTTGAAGTTCACGCAAACCGCAGCGGACCTGGCCGCACGCAGAGATATTACGCTTGAGCAGGCCACGCAGGCCCTCACAATGGCCTACACGGGCAATGTAGGGCGTTTGAAGATGATGGGCATAGTACTACCGGAAGGCGTGAAAGGGCTGGAAGCTCTGGAATATATCATGAAAGAAGTCGCAGGGGGCGCGGAAGAGAATCTTAAACCCATACAACAGCTGATGAAGCAGGTAGGAGAACTTGGCGAAGCTATCGGAGGCCCATTCGTTAAAGATGCCTATAAATTCGCAGAGGCGGCAACAAAAGCAGTGAATGCAATAATAAAATGGGATAGTGAGACCGGCGGAGGACTGGCAATCGCCGCGAAGTACACGCTGGCGCTTACGGGTCTTATCGGCGCAGCGGCACTCCTAGCCCCGAAGCTCAAGGAAGCAGCGGCCATGGCGAAAGTGTTTCAAATAGCGATGGCCGCTCATCCTGTTTTAGCTGTGGCGGCCGCCGTGGCCTTATTAAGCAACGCCCTGCTTGACCTCGGAACGAAGTATGTTGAAAACTATAGCAAAGAAAAGGATTTTACATCATCCAACGAGGGCATTATTACAAAGTTTCAGGCAAGGGTGGACATGTACAAGAGACAGGGTGACGCTCTGGTTCAGGTCGGGGAGAAATGGGTCAAGGCAAGCGAAGCCGTCGGGATATACGAAAAAGCAATCGAAGGACTGCAGGGAAAACAAAAAAGTAAGACACCTCAAAAACAAACGGGTACTGGCGGTGATTCTCTGGGACCGGTTCTTGAGGCTGATTTAAAATCGAACATGGAAGCCATAGGGATAGCAACGGACAATTTCACCGCAGACCAGATCGCAAAATATAACGATCTTTATACCTCACAAGACGAAATGGATCAGGTTATTACCGAAAAAAAGATAGCCCGCCTGCAGGAAGCCAATGACAAGCAGATAGAAATGGCTGCTATGACCTCAGATGAGATAAGAAAATACGAAGAAGCTCAGGGCTCTCAGAGACTGGCTTCTGCATCGCAAATGTTCGGAAACCTGTCTTCTCTGATGGGGGCAAAAACAGAAGAGCAGTTCAATATTGGAAAAGCCGCTTCGGTAGCTCAGGCTCTTATAGATACCTACACTGGAGCTCAAGCGGCTTTTACGTCTATGGCCGGTATTCCTGTAGTAGGACCAGCCCTCGGTATTGCTGCGGCCGCAGCGGCCGTAGTAGCAGGGCAGATGAGGATAGAACAGATAAATGCCACACAGTTTAATCCCGAGGGCGCGGCACAAGGCGTGTTCGATTTCAGGGCCGCTGGCAATGGAGAGCAGATGGTAACCACGATAGGGCAAGGGGAAAGCATTGTCCCGCGAAAATTCACCGAAGCCATGAGGACCGGAGAGGCATCCTTGGGAGGCGGGGATCTCTATCTTACGGTGCATGTAAACGGCAATCAATACGGTATCACTTCCCGGGAAATAATAGACCAGCTCACAAAAGACATAAGGTCTGGGATCCAGTCTGGAACTATTCCGGTGGGCCGTTTATCCGGCGCCACTTCGTCGTAGGAGAACATAATGAGCACCACGCGTTCGGCTACTAATTACCACTCGAAGTTTTTTGATTCAAACACAATAGAATCAGCTACAAAAACCGAGCCGACAACTTACATGACAGGATCCGGAGACCTCATGGATAGCATCCGTGATGGGCGTCTTGATACGTATATTACATTATTTCCGGCCTTTGCTGACGCTGGCGTAAAGCCTGATGGAAATATGGATGCCGCTACGGATTGGACTCCCGCGGAATGTTCCGTGGCCACGGATGCGGTTTTATATATAATCGGTACGGGTAGTGTGAAAATGACCTGGACGGATTCGAGCGCGGAAGCCAGCGCGAGCATGGAAAAAACCTTTGCTCCCTTCAGCATAGTGGGCAATAAGCTCTGCCGGTTCGCTCTTTACATGAGCGCGGCAAACATGGCGGAAGCTCCCCTGACAGCATTAAGCATAACGATAACCGATAACGCCGGCGTTCCGGTAACTAAAACCGTAAGCATAACAGCCGATGATGACAACAACCTTTTCGCGGACACAAATTATATGAGCGATGCGTGGCGTTACTTTTCTGCGGATATGAGCGGCCATGCCACTCTTGATTATGCGAATATAGAAAAAGTAAAGATTACGGTTACAGTCGGGACCGGCACCGGAACAACGCCGGAAATAAATGTAGATGGGCTTCGCTTTGGGCCGGCCGATTGCGAGTTCGTATATGAGTATGAAACGGCTTTCAGGCCCAGCCTGGTAGCCATACAGGGCACTGATTGTGTCCGTTATGATATATCGTCTTCCGCAGATGGGGTTACATACGCGTCTCTAAGTTCATCAAGTGCGCTTGCTGTCGATAATGTTCTGCTTTTTGAAACCATAACGGCGGGCCAGGAGAGAGCCTATTATAAATTCACACTGGGCTTCAAGAATCAGTCCGGGGGATTGGGGATTGATCTCGCGAATATTCTGATGCTTGATTTCCTCTATGAGTGGGACGAACAGCCCCGGTGTTCGCCGGTTAAGGAAAACAGTGTAAACCAGAGCGAGAATAAACACGGAGCAGTAACAGTCAATAAGATAGGCTCGCGCATAAAATTTGACCTGACCTTTGACGGTTTTGCCAATGAAGCCCAGAACGACCTGGATTTCATAGAAACTCTTTTTGATCGCAAAACGCCGCTGTGGTTCTGGCTCAACGGCAATAATACCAACACGGACTACAGCAGCAGTTCAACTCCCTGGCACAAGGAAAGCATCTACTATGTCTATGACGCTACGGCGCAGATGTCGTTGGGGCACATCAATAACCAGGCTGATAAGTATAATCCAACAGATAAAATAACCGTCACGCTCGTAGAGGCCGCATACAAGCGGACGGCAGAATAGGGTGTGGTGAAAAAATGACAATAACTATTGAGGTCACAAATGTTCCGAATGAAAAAGTAAAAGCAAAATCTATTGATCCAGTGTTTCCCGACTTCACAAAGGATGCGAGCCTTGTTATTGGGTACAGTGTAGATTATGAAAATGAAATGTCTTTATCTACTATTAAGGCATCGAAAAAATGCTTTTTAAAATTATTGGTAGACGGAAAGAATGAAAAGAAGATAACTGATTTGTGCGGGACATTGGGAATAAAAATACTAAAGATAGAAAAATAATGCGGAGGAACGTGCGTGTCAAATCTTGCGGTATGGCTGTTTGAAAACAATCTAAACGACAGCCTCGGCACATATAACGCAGTTGCTGTCGGCACGGGGCCCGTATTTAAAACAGATCAAAAATATGAGGGATCGTATTCTATAGCGTGCGAAAACAGCTCAAACTATCCTCGTTTTCCTGATGCGCTTGTAACGGCAGCCGGGGCTTTAGCAGAATGGAACGTAGACGGTTGGATATATTTTTCGACAAGTAACGTAACGTCGTCATATACCGCGCCATTAATTTCCTGTAACTGGATGGAATTAACGGCAACGCTTTATAGAGATGGCGCAGCTGGAACACAGGCAATCGGGATACGAACTGGCTACAACGGCACGGAGATGACAAACAATTTCGGAGGAGTGCCCCTTACGACCGGCTTTCATAGAGTGTCGCTGCAGTGGATAGGCGGAAGCACGAATCAAATGAAATGCTTCGTTGATGGTGTACTACGTATAACACAGAACTCAAGCGTTAATATGTTTGCGAGTCAAACAGACCCGGTAGCCATAGGCAGAGCGCTTTACTATACAATGACATATTTCAGGGATGACCGTGTCGTTTTTGGCGATACGGCGCTTAATGGTGTTGAGCCGTCCTTCGCGTTGTTTCCAGAAATAACAGATATAACTCCGAACGAAGGCGTAATTTACGGCGGCACGGCGGTAACATTAACGGGTCTTCATTTTAACGGCACGAGTTCTGTTACTATTGGCGGAACTGAATGTACGGACTTGGTCGTGGTAAGCGATTCGGAAATAACCTGTACGACTCCGGCTGGAACTCTGGGCGCAAAAGACATAATCGTAACCACAACAGAAGGCTCGGATACTCTTACAGGCGGATTTACTTATGTGGTTTCTGTTCCCACGATAGCCACGATAGACCCTATTTCTGTCGTATCGGCGGCAGGCGTTGTCGATATTGAAGTAACTGGAACGAATTTTTATCCTGGTGTTGCTGTAACTGCAGGCGGACACAGCGCAACCAATGTAGTAAGGGTAAGCAGTACATCTATTACATGCACCTTTCCTTTCCATTTACCAGAAGTCGTTGATGTGGTGGTTACCAATACAGACACGGGCACGGTAACAGAAACAGACGGATTTGAATATATATTGTCTGTGCCTACGATAACCAGTGTTGAGCCGGTTGAATGTTTCGCAACCGGGCTTATTCCAATGAAAATTACCGGAGACGCGTATTACGCCGGTGTGGCAGTTACAGTCGGCGGAACGGCGGCGCTTAATGTAACGGTGAATAGCATTAATGAGATTGAATGTATAGTACCCGCGCACGCGCCCGGAGTGGTGGATGTAGTGGTAACCAATATAGACGCGGGAACAGTCACATCCGTGGGGGCCTTTGAGTATCTTGCGGCTCCGGCTATAGCCGATGTGTCGCCGGCTTTAGGCCCGGTCGCTGGGGGCACGGAAGTTACGCTTACAACGATAGGCGTAAACGCAGGCGCTCTTGTATATTTTGACACAACCTTGGCTACTGATATAGTGGTCGTAAGCGCGAATGAAGTAACCTGCACAACGCCCGCTCATTATGCCGGGTATGTGAATATTTCTATTTATAATACCGACGGAGGAATAGGTACGCTGATAAGTGGTTTTTATTATCAGGCTGCAGCTATAACCCAGAATACCCTTGAGTACGATAAAGAAACAGACATAAAAGTATTTTTGCGAAGGAAGCGCCAGAACGCCGGGAATAAACTGTGCCAGGGCAGCACCGCTACTGATAGTTTTATTTCGGGAACTATCGATAAAAATAAATCCATTTTTATAAATGACTGGCACACAGACCATACTGAAATGGATGAATTCAACGCAGACGGGACCTTTAATCAGCAGCTTATCGCAACGCATGGAGCGAGCCTTGTCGCTGGGTCTATCACATTTAACGATTGCTTTTATGCCTGGATAAACACTACCGGAAGTTCGGCCTTGTGGGCGCTGGACAAAGGCATGACGAGTGCGGCTTTGAAAACAGAAGGAAGCGCTGCAGGCGAAGTGTTAAACCCGGAAAAAATAGTAATAGATAATTTTCAAAACATGTACGTGGCCGATACCGGCAATGACAGAATAAATCTTTATCGCCGCGGAGTTGCCGCGCACTCGCTCACGAAGACATATACCCCTACATCATTGTCGCAGATGGCTGTTGACAATGATGGGAATATTTATGTGTGCTGGGGAACCCTTGGAGGAATATATGTTTATGATAAGAATTTCAATCTATTAAGGACCATGTTCTCAGCATATGTCGTTCTATCGGTCTGGTATGATACAGCGCAGGACCTGCTGTATGTCATGTATAAGGCTCTCAGCAGTAAATATATAATTAAATGCAATAAAGTAATGAGCGTTACGACTCCTGTCTGGAGCACTGGAGCAACTATTAATAAAATGTCTGGCGACGACCAGTACCTGTATGTGACCGGGTATACCACCTCGGGTTCGTTAATAGGATATAATGTTGTTCTAAATAAATTCACCGGCGCCGTCATAAGCGGTGTGCCGGGAGCCAACGGCGTTTCAGTCATAAAAAAATACTTCCGGTGCGGCCCTGACGGATATATATATGCAATAAATTATGCGGGAACCATCCTAACAAAATCAGATCCCTTAACCGGAGAAATCTTATTCACAATTACGAGAAGCGGAACCGACGTATTCACATCACTTGATATAGACAATGAAGGTTTTATATATGTTGCTTCTACAAATGCGGCAAAGATGTTCATTTACAATAAAGACGGGGTACTTTGTTATTCGTGGGCAAAAACCGGATATGATGTCGTTTATAACTCATACACTGACGACGTGGTTGTTTCAGGAGCAAGCGGAGCTGGCGCTCTTGTGGCCTATGCTCACGGATTGTATATTTCTACATTTGGAGCCAATGGCACTGGTAACGGGCAGTTTGACGGCTCTCTGCACGGACTTGCTGTAGATAGTGACGGAACTATTTATACGGCAGAGTACGGAGCTACTGAGAGAGTCCAGAAAATTACAGTGGACCAATCTACTGGCGCCATGACATACGATAGCCAATTAGCTGTAGCCGGAGGCGCTGCGGACGTCGCTTTTAATACGAGCGATAATATCGCGATAGGCATTTACGCCACAAAGCAGATAGTCATGTACCTGAACGATCTGGCTACTTATTGGGCAACCTTTTTCATTCCTGAAAACGTGGTGCGCATGTATTCGCGTGATGGAACAATGGTAGTGGGCGGAGCATTGAATTTTTATGTTTACAATATCAACAGTCAGTACGGCGCCATGCTCGGCGAGGACTGGCGCGAAATTACCGACTACGTGGATTTTAGCGGAGACCTGCCCTTTGATCAGACCTCGGCGAAAAGCGATTTTTCTCTTGGCGAAATATCTTACGGAAGCGTTACCCTCAAACTGTCGAACGATGACAATTATTTTGATATCGAATATATGGAGGGATCCATATTTCATACCCCTGCTTTTGATTTTTGCCGCAATGACTCTCTCATAAAAATAATGATGAACGATAAGACGCTTTTTATAGGAGCGATAGACGGTAAAAACTGCAAGCCTGAAAACAATTTCATGAGCGTGACGGCCATTCATATACTCGATAAATTAAAAAACATTCCCACGGATACGCTCGGACTGGTGTCCGGGGTCTCTACTGTGTCCGACGCAATAACCGCCATGCTGACAAACATAGCGATAGTTGACTATATCACCTATGACGCCGGCGAAATAGACATAACCGATTATACAATAGATGATGTTTCGGAGCTCCCGGACAACGGAAAAGACCTGATGGCCCTGTTCGCGAGAGTCTGCCTTTTTACTTATGGCCTTAAAAACGGCAATGAATTTTTTACATACTCGCTGACGAACGAGGCAATCGCGGCCGGGACCGGAGAGATAGGCCCGGACTACGTGATTACGAACAACGAAATGTTACAGGACATGGATTTTAACCGCGGGGAACAGCGCATATTCGGGAACATCATATACGAAGCTGGATCCGCAGCGCAGGCAATAGCCTCGATGGACCCGCGCATAAACTGGATATATAACGATAAACGCAACGTTAACATAAACAGCGACGCTTTTACAAGCGCGGTTACACGGCAGGCCGTGGTAGATCAGTACAAAAAATACTACAATAATTTTCCCTCAAAGGAATATACCATAACCATTCCACTGATAGAGCTGCTCAATGATAGTTTTTTCAAAAAAATATTGAACATCGCATCGTTTGCGGACACTGAGGCGAACAACTTCAACACGCAATCCCTGCCTGAAGGAAATGCCGTATTTCCCAATGCGCAGACATGCATATATACGGCGCGCGGGCAGGAATATATCAATTATCAGGTAATAGGAGTCAGGCATACCGTAGGGAAAAAGAACAGCACAACGCTCACAATCAAAGAGATTATAAAACTGGATTAACGGAGGAACACGACATGGCAAAAACTAAAAGGGCATCCGCATCAGGCATACTGGCACTAATAAACAGAATAGAGGCGGTGGCGGGTACCCTGGAAACACTCTGCAAGTGCGTCTACGGAAACGGAGTGCCCGGGCTGAAGGGCGATGTAATAGCCATTAAGGCACAGATAAAAATCATACTGCTTGGACTTGGCGCATGTATTGCCGGGATAATAATTCCAATTGGTTACGCGTTGATATCCAAGTTGATGGGGGGGGGCTGATATGCGTCAATGGCAGGGAATAATATTACATCACAGCGCGACGAAGGATTCCGGCACGGTCTCGTGGGATGCCATAAAAAAATACCACGTTGAGACAAAGGGCTGGACTGATATTGGTTATCACTGCGGCCTTGAGTATGTGGGGGATGCGGTTAAATTTCAGCCCGGACGGTCCTTGAGCAAGGACGGCGCCGCGTGTGTCGGCAAGAACGCGACGCATATACAGATCTGCGTTGTCGGCGATTTTGACAAGGACGAGCCCACGGATGAGATGTACCGCAACATAGCGCACGTATGCAAAAACTTCATGGACGCTTACGGGTTCGGCATTGACGCGATACGTGGGCACTTCGCCTATGCGCCGAAGACATGTCCGGGAAAGCTCTTTAACTGGCTGAAACTGGCCGGCTTTATTCAGGCTATGTGAATGCCGGTAATATACTGACAGTAATATACCAGGAGGTATAAAAATGCCGAACACCGTAGATGATCCTTACAAGCCGCTGATAGACGATGAAGTCCGGGCGTTCGCGCTTGACCTGGCGCCGCACCTGGAAGAGTTCAAGTCCCTGCAGGAACTCGGCCGCGAGAAGCTCGGCGGCGTGGCAACCGGCGGCGGCGGGAAGATATGGTACACGATCGGCATGACAGAGTTCTTTTACGATATCGGCCTCATGGAACTGCTCGGGATCCGGGCGGACAACGGAATGCCGGCAGGGGAGCTGTTCGGCACATCGGCCGGCGGGTTGTGGGCGGCCGCGGTCGCGCGCGCGGGCGGGAGTAAAGCCAAGTTTCAGGAAGCCTTCTTCTTCATCAAAAAGAATTCCGACATTTACAAGGGCGGCATAAACTTGCCCGGCATACTGTGGGCCGGGGCGTGGAATAGCAAGGCGCTGCTGGACAACTCGCCGCTTGAAAAGCGCCTGACTGAATTGTTCGGAAATCAAACATTCGCGGACCTGCCTATCCCGGCCAGGGTGACGGCCTTTTGCCTGGCTGACGATAACGCTACAAAGCTCACGCACAAGATAGTCACGCTTAAAGGCGAGGATCTGGTTGTGCCGTCCTGTATGGCGACGGCCGGCATCCCCGGCGCGTTCAGGCCGAGTGTTTATAAAAAGCGCGTACTGGTTGACGGCGGGGTCGCGGCCAATAATCCGGTGCTGTACGCGTGCGCGAACGGCTGCACGCGCATCCTGGGCCCGCTATACTGCAGCCCGGACACGGCCAATAACCCGACGGCCAAGATCAAGGGCATCCGGGAGGAGCTGCTCGACGTGGTGCAGGGATCCATGGACGGCTTCGAGACGTATGTCCATGAGGCCGCTCTCAGGCATCTCGAGCTACAGGCAGCCCAGGGCAAACAACCGGCATCCATACTGGCGGCCGAGCCGGATTTTGACACTCTCTCGCCGCTCGAGTTCGCCGCGAACAGGTGGCTCAGAGAACGAGGCTACAGAGACGCCAGACGGAAATTTACGAAGCCGGTTATTTTAAATCTGCTCTTCGGCCCCGGCGGCATGGTCAGCATTTAAATTTTCAATTCTCCTCTTCTCCACGGCCCGGACGGTCTCAGCAGCCGCCCGGGCCAAATTCTTGACAAAAACGCGCTCGGACACGCCCGCAGGCATGGCCAAACGGCGAACGCTGTGGCACTTTTAAGGCGATATTATGGACCACCCCGCCAACTTTCCCCTTAACCCTCTCAAAAACGGATAAATGTATATCCGAATGTATGGCAAAAAGTTCTTAAAAGTTCCAAAAAGTTCTTGACAAAGCGTTTTATATTGTGTATGCTATTGACATCAAAAACAAAGGAGGTTTCAAACATGGTAAAGGGCGTCAGAAAAAACAAATCGAAGTTCATCAAGGTCGAATTCAAGCCGGACAACAAGGACATGAAGGCGTACAGGGAGATCGAGAAGGCCGCCGAGGAAAAGGGGCAGAACATCCCTACATTCACGAAGAAGGCCGCCGTGGCAAAAGCGCAGGGCATAATCAGCAAACAGCAATAATCTTGTATAAACAATAAGATATACATTGACAGCCTATTAAAAAAAGTGGTATTATCCCTTTCGTGGGAGAAGGGAAGAAGATTTGCTAATTGAGGGAGTTGTAGGGGAATTTAAAAGGCATCTGCGTGCGAGAACGAATCTCGCGCCGCGCACAGTTCAAACATACGTTGATATAGCAAAAACCTTGTTCGGCAAGGTTAACATTTTTAAAATAAAGTCCGCCTGGATCGAGGACAACATCATTCTCGATAAAACTATATCGCAGGGAACGAGGCGGCTCCGCATATTCGCCCTGCGTCATTTTTTTATATGGTGCATGTGGGAGGGTGTCCGCAGCGATAACCCGGCCAAGGCAGTCAAGCCGCCGCGCATCCCCCGGGCAATACACCGCAACCTGCGGCCCGAGATTATCTGCCGGATATTTTCCTCGCTTAAGAACATCCGCGAACAGGTTATCATAGGACTGCTCTATTATTGCGGGCTCCGGGCTGATGAACTGCTGAGTTTAAAAGTTGGCGACGTCAACCTGGTTGACCATTACGTATATGTCCGGCACGGCAAAGGCGGCGAGGAAAGGTTCGTGCCGTGTCAGAACGATAACGCCTTTACGGACCTGCTGGCGCGATACGTGGATTTATACGACGTGAAGGACTGGTTCATAAAAACCCGCAACAATGCGAAAATGGACTACATGACGCTCCGCGAAATTATCGACGAAATCGGCAAGCGGATAAATTATCATTTTACGGCTCACCAGTTGCGGCACAGCGTGGCTTCGAATTTGTGGAAAGGCGGCATGGACCCCATGGCGCTCATGTCCTTCATGGGGCATAAGAGTATAGCGACAACCCTGCGATATGTGGAAGTAGATTTCAACACAATCCAGGAAAAATACAACAATGTGAAAATACTTCAAAAATTAGCTTGACATCCAGTAGGGCGTAATGTATACTATGTGTGAAATCAAAACAGGGCCTTCCAAAAGAAACTGTGAGTTTCTTGTGGAAAGACCCGGAAAACGGGTGGAGTAGATGTGCAAAAGTAGCGGTCAGCAGGTCCTTTCATTCGGCAACTCAAATCAAACAATAAAACCCCGGCGGGCTAACACCCAACAGTCTGACCGCTGCCCCGCCGGGTTAAATAAGACCCCGGGCGCGCTCCTGACAGACCTCCCATACCCCCTTATAGCGCCCCGGGGTTTTTCTATTTTCGTGGGCGCGTTATGAGCCGCCTTTATCCCTATGAAGTCAATGCCGTTAAAAACGGCGTCTGCGAAACAATCCTTGTCATAGCCGCAAGCTACGACTCCGCACTCAAAGAACTCGAGGCCGAAGGATACGCCGCGCCGGAGCCGAAGGACATCAACGCTATGAGCCATAAAAATATAATCATTCAGAAGGGGGTGGAAAAGCGAGCGAAATCGGCAAGGACATATTCCTGCGCAGGCAGGAAGCCGAGCACAAAGACAGGTTGCTGACCTGGGCGCTGCTCGAGTATCTCGGAATAAAAATCAAAAAGGAGAAATAAAATGGGTGGAGAAGGGAACGAAAATAAATCAGGACAGGAAGGACAGGACAGAAAGGAAACGGCGATCGCGATCCGACAGGGCGCAACGGCTGCGGATCTAATGGTGCCGGAAACGACAAACCCGATAGAGATCATCGGGAAGCAGATCAAGCTTATCCAGGAAGTTTATAAAACCCACATGAGGCCGGATGTTGACTATGGAGTAATCCCCGGCACAAACAAGCCCTCGCTCTACAAGCCCGGCGCGGAAAAGATCGGGTTCATGTTCCATTTCGTACCGGAGTTTGATGTCACGCGCTTTGACTATCCCGGCGGCCACCGCGAGTATGAGATCAAGTGCCGCTTAATGGCAAAGGGCGGCCTTTCAAAACTCGGCGAAGGCGTGGGCTCATGCTCAACGCTTGAAAAGAAGTACCGCTACAGAACAGAAGCCGGAGCGCCGGTGAAACCCGTGCCCAAGGAGTTCTGGACCTTAAGGGATGCTGGCGATACGGCGGGTATGAAGCAGATATCTGGCGGGCTGAGGTTTTCGAAAATAAACGGCGCGTATATGTTCTGCGCAGAGGGTAAGCAGATTGAAAACCCCGATATCGCGGATCTCTATAACACCGTTTTGAAAATGGCGAAGAAACGGGCGTTCGTGGATGCGACGCTCACCGTGTCCGGTGTGTCTGATACTTTTACTCAGGACGTTGAGGATATGCAGAACAACGGCAATGGGAACAACGATAAAGGCGAAGGAAAAAACGGTGAGGAAAAGACAAAGGAACAGCCGAAAGCGCAGGCTCCTTCGGAAAAACAGAAATCTGAGCTTTACGCCGAATGTCTGAAGCAGGGAATTAAAATAGATCCCAAAAAAATGGAGGGTCTCTCGATCACAGAACAGAACACACAAATGACCGGGTTGCTCGTGGAAGCGCGGATAGAAAAAGAAAAAACATCTGCTTCGCCGGCTGCAAAAGCCGAGTCTGCGGCGCCGGAGTCCGACAGTTCTCTTGAGCTCAGCCTCGCGCCCCTGTTTTTGAAGGATACAAGGACCGTCAAGTTCGTGTGCGCGGAGATAATGTCCTTCGCAAAGAAGTCAACCAGCCCGAAGGCTCCCTTCGTTTTTAAGGTTTTTGACGGGAGCAGGAACGCTGAAATTCAGATGTGGGATAAGCCGGCAGACAATATCGCGGCCGGCGCGTTCGTGAAATTTTCCGATTTAACAATGAACACTTACAGAGACACAAAGCAGTGGACCGCCGCGACAATTGAACTGCTGATCGAAAAGGAGGCCTAAACCATGGCTGAAACTGAAGCACTCGTAAAACAGGCAGACACACAGGCAATAGCAATAAAGGCAGACATCGCGACAATGATCAAGGACGCGAAGGCCCTTGACATATTCGACGATGAGACTTACGGCAAGGCCTCAGACATAACCAAAATCCTGAAAGCAAAAAAAGCCTGGCTTGACGACGACAGAAAAACCCTCACGAAGCCGCTTGACGACGCCAAGAACGCGATCATGGCGCGGTACAAGCCGCAGATAGAAGAGATTGAGATCATCGTCCGGGAGTTGGACAGAAAGTCCTCGGTTTATTCCCGGGCGGTCGAAGCGAAGCGCAGAGCCGAGGAAGCGAAGCGCAAAGCCGAGGAAGAGGCTCAGCTGGCCGCGAACAAGAAGGAAGTTTTGGACGCAGCTGCCGAAACTGGAAGCGAGGACCTGCTCAAAGCCGCAGAGGAGATCGAGGCGCAGGAGGCGTTTGTCAGGGCGCAGCCGGTCGAGATAGTCCGGGCAAAAGCCGCGGGCACCATGTCGGCTATGCAGATGAAGGACAACTGGCGGTTTGAGGTTATCAACGAAGCCCTTGTGCCCGTGGAGTTCAAGTCCACGGATAAGGACAAAGTGAATGACCGGATAAAAGCCACGCTGAAGGGAAATCCGGGGCTAAAAGGCACGGAGGAGTTCAAGGGCACGGATGCGATACCCGGACTGCGGATATACAACGAGCAGTCTTCCGTGAGCAGATAAATGAACTGTTACAAATGCGGTAAAAAAATGGTAAATGGGCAAAATAAATTCGGGGAATATGCTGAATGCGCCGCCTGTGATGTCCGAGCCTATGGAGGCGGCACACAGGCTGACGCGGCCCTGAGACGGTTGAGGCGCATGGCACATGATGTCTTTGATGCGTACTGGCAGGGCAAAAAAATAGATCGCAATGCGGCATATAAAGAAATGGCGAAGGCCCTGGGAATACCAAAAGAAAAAGCGCATATGCGGTTTATGGACAAGGCGCAGTGTGAACAGGTAATAAAAATATACAGTGAGGTGAGCCATGACCATTAAATACACTGTAGAGGTTGCCTACACCGGCTATGACATGGAGGGACTATGCGTGGCGACGCTAACACGCAAGGCCATAGCAGACACATTGCCGCTTGCCCGCGGAACCGCAATTGAATTTTGCGAGGATGTCGGCAATGAAAATGTAACAAAAATCACAATAACGAAAATTGAGGAGGCATAAGAAATGATTGAAATTTTGACGCAAGAGCAGAAAGCCAAATTTGACAAATACGTCCAAAAGTATTATGCGCTTGCGTTGTCAACAACACCAACGAATAAAGTGCGCGCATCGCGCAACATTGACCGTGTTTACAAGGCCGGAGGACTGCCTCCGCCGAAAATAAAGTGCTTTGTAAAAAGCCCTCTCGGCGCCTGTGTTGCCTACAGTGTCTTTAACGCTATTTTTGGAAAAACAACCAAAATCGATAAAGCCAGCGTCAGGGCCAGCGTCAGGGACAGCGTCGGGGCCAGCGTCAGGGACAGCGTCATGGACAGCGTCGGG